CTCTTGTAAGTGTAGTTTTATATAATCCTGACTTTCCAAAATGTACACGTAGTCTGTGTAGCACAAGAGATCCATTTACATCAGAGTTAGATTTATCTCCCTGTACCTGTGTAGGGTATATAGTAGGAAAATCTACCTGATAGTCATACAAGTAACCTATATTAAATGTGCCTGTTGACCAGTCACCGGGAAGTGTAAAGTCATCGTCAGGGGAGTTACCGAGTAAAGTTACTTCAGCATATCTTCCAATTCTAGTTAAGTTGCCGTCGGTGTCAATAACAACTAACTTATTAGGGACAGGAGATACTGGTGTAACATCTGGTATCCAGTTAGCTTTGTTTGTAAATGTAGTTAGATTTGTAGATGCACTATATGATCCACCAGTCACAGTTGTATAGTTATCTAAATGTAATAGATAATTTACACCGTCCTGATCTATACTAATATCATCATCATCTTGTACAAGACTTAAAGTCTGTAAGAAGTTATCTGTATCTAAAAAAAAGTAGTCATCATTAATTATAAAATGATATAATAATGGATTGTTAAACTTCCATTTAAACCATGCTTGCTGCTGACGTTTATCGCCTACGTTAAAGTACCTAAATCCAAAGACTGTGTCAGAGTTTGTTTTACCAAAAAGCACCATAGAATTTTCTCTGGAATTTGTGAGAAGGTCTATATCTTTAGCTAATAATGTGGGTACAATTTTACTAGGTTCTACGACGTTAGGTTCTCCCTCTCGTCTGACGTTAGCCATTTCATTAAATCGACTAAACTTACCTGAGTTATCTACATACGCTACAGTCACACCTAATGAGATTGGTGAGATTGCTTTGTTATAATTATAGGTAGACACACTACGTAGTTTAGCAGTTTCTGGGTTTAGTATTTCAGCATCTGATGACAGTAAAAACTGTTGGTTAGTACTGAATACTAGCAGTCCACTGTTAACTTCTATACCATCAAATATATCAGATGGAAATGTAGAGGCACAGGCTATATCAATAGCATCTGCTGCTCCTACTGTTAAGGCAGACTCTGCAAAGAAATCAGGTGTACCTAAACTTCCGGGTCGGCATAATACTATGTTTTCTCCAGCTAGTAAAGCTAGTCTGTTTCTAAAAAATATTACTTTGTTTATACGCTTGCCTACGAATGACGGTAGTGGATTAGTAACATCATCACCAACACCTCTATCAGCATATGTAAACTGTTTAACAGTAAATGTAGTTGTAGCTGTACGCTGTACAACCAGTGGCATATTAGTTAAGCTTTTAGCTATACCCGGTTTTGCACACTCTACCCATGAACCAGAACCATCAAGATTATCGTTACCTTCAAATCTTAGGTAATAGTCATCTTCATCTGATAGTCGTGCGTTAGATACTTTAACTATATATCCGTGTCTACACTGAGCAGGCAATCGAGATACATCGTTAACAGACTTTTGAAATGCACGCATAATGTCATCTTCTAGAACCTCTATAGTAAAAGGGTTAGCACTAGAATAGTATACACCAGTACCTATAATTTTAGCAGTTATACCTGATGGTAAACTTTCTGTCATACCACCTAATATAGACTCTGCTGTAACAGCGGTATCTGCATCAAAAGGTGTAGGAGACGGTCTTACAAGTCCGTCATGGTTAGTTGCTACAGTAGCTTTTACATCTGTAGATTCGTGATCCTCTATTCTAACTGTCATGGTAGCTTGACCACCACCAGCAGCAGCGGTACTAGCAAATGAAGGGCTGATCGTTACAGTTTCTCCTGTAGTCCAACCTTCTCCACCATGTAGTAATACTATTTCAAGACTATAACTTGCTCTATAATTCTGTCCACCCGGACCTTCAGCAGCAGCACTATAGTTAGGGCTGATACCTTGTTGACCTAGAGCTGTAAGTCTAAATGTTAAGTTTTTACCGTTATTAGATCCTATACCAGTTCCATTACCTCCGGGTTTAGATACACTAAATACTTCTGTACCTATACCGGGGCATGATCCTGTACCGTCTGCTTCGCTAAAAGTATTAGCTGTAATCTTGACACGTGTAGCTCTGTTAACTGTTGTTAAGTTACCTGTAGAGCTATCGTCATAAATGTTTACAGCATACTGTCTACCATTTTCTGTTCGTGTTAGTTCGACAAAAGCACAGTGAGCTTCTGGTCTATCATCTGTTGTACCTGTTGTACCAACTAATGTATTAGAGTTTGTTGTATCTCTATTACTTAAAAATGTAGTATCGTTAATTGTAAGTGTTTGTATATTTTCTGGTGTGCTTGTAGCTAAGTAGTTTTGTATAGCTGTCTGTCCACCAGTGCCGTAAGCTGTGGTCATCTGTGTACCGTCACTACAACGCCATACACGTACCTGACCATCAGCTGCTACCTGACCTATATAAGATCCTTCTGACTCATCTCTGTAGTAGTGAAACCATGATCCACCACTTTGTACGTTAGGTAATTTAGTTGTACCTACACGTCTAGCACCCGGTCTTTTAAACAAACCTTTGGTTACGTCTGGTACAGCGTTTATACAGTCCTTAACTTGTCCGGGAAATTTTAAGTGGTCTGGCTGTTCTGATATACCAGCTGAATAAGCCGGTACAGTTTGTCTAATATTTGCCATTATCTAGCTAGATTCCTCCATGGTTCGTAAGCTGTATATGAACTATCTTCTGGTAAACCAAACATAGAATGGTTGCCCTGATTACATTCGTATTCCATAAGTGCAGCTCTTGCTTGTTGTTCCTGTACTCCTATAAGTTGTACTAATCCGGGATTAGATACTAACTGTACAGCTGCCTGCCTTGATGCTCTGTAAGTAATAAATCTTCTGAACACAGGTGGTAAGTCATCAAAGTTATATAGCTTAACAATGTCTAAATAGATAGTGCCTACGTCAGAGAAATCATCAGTATGGTCAAACTTATCGTAAAGATAACCACTCCTTCTAACGACATCGTACTGTCTGGTTTTCCATCCATCTGTTACATCCATTTGTAATACGTCTGCTCCTATGGCTATCTTGCCAGTAGTAGAGTCAGCGGTATATGCTACATGTTTTTCTTTATTAAAGTGCCAACCTTCTGATTGTACATCTACGTTAGCATCTTTGAGTAAATTATATATAAATTGTATTTCTGGGTTAGCGTTTGTTATTACCCCTGTTGTAGGGTCTTTAAGTTGTGTTATTGGTGATTGCCCGATAGCTCCCAGTATTGAGTTAACTGCGGATAGTTCGGTATCGAGGTCAATAGTTGTGGAAGCCATAAAAAAAGGGGGACACGAAGTCCCCGTATAAAAATAAAATTAAGCGTTAGTTGGATAGTTGTCACCAAATGCAGCATTACCTGTAGAAGCAGGGTCTGCACCAGCAAGGAACTCAACACACGCAGCAGGGTTTAGGAAATCTGCACCCATTGCTAAACGTCCAAGAATCACGTCACCTTGGTAAACCACTGAGATGTCTCCTGAAGTTACCTGAACCTGTGGTCCGATAGCTTCTACAACACCAGCAGCTTCCTTCTGGAAGACAAGACCGCAAGAGTTAGCGAAGTCAGAGTGATTACCATAGTTGTTTTCAATACCAGTCTGGTTTGATCTAGCATCTTCTAACTCGGAATCGCTACCAACGAATGAACCTACGTTTCCGGGTGATGTTACACCGGGGTTAGCAGCTCCAGCAGATCCGTAGATAGTACCATAGTTACCAAAGAATGGGATGTTCATTGACTTGAAGATCTTGATGCCTGCAATTTCAATTACACCTTGTCCAGACTGTAAGGCTGTACCTTGTACGTCTCTGTTTACAAGACCACTTGAACCAACAGCTTGTATAAGTTCATAGTATTGTCTTGGGTTTAACACAGCTACTCTGCCGTCAGAGGATAATCCCTTCTCGTCAAGTGCTGCGGCTGCATCATAGAAACCGTTGATTAAACATGTAGAGTCATAAGCAGCTGTAGCGTTTGTTACACCACTTCTGGTTAATCTAATCTGTGTTCCACCGGGCTCTACGTAGCCAGACTTTGTGATTGGTGAAGCAAGACGTGCACCCTTCGCAATTTGACGGAAGATGAGTCTGTCGTACTTCTCAGCTAGAGCATAGCCAATCTTCTTAGAGATTTCACCACGTAGATCGTAGTGTGCTAATGTTTCATCTAGCTCATAAACGAACGCAGAACTAATTAATAGGTCGTCGCAAGTTATGGTTTTTTCAGCTACTGGAGGTGCTCCATCAGAGTTACCTAGTATGCTGTTACCGGGTGTATGATACTCGGCTTTTGTGCGTCCAGTGTAGATGAACTGAAGACTCTTACCGCTTGTAAGTGTTCTCTTCATTACAAGGTCTCTAGCAATTGTGTTGTTTTGAAAACCTTTGAACATCTCTCCACTGAACAACTTTAAATACAGTGCTCTCTGTGAGCCAGCTGCATTAGACTGACCCGGACGAGTTAGACTCGTGGTCAGTGTGCTATTCTGTTGTGCCATTGATATGGTATATTGTGTTTATATTGCTTAGTACTAATTTTTCTCGAGATTGTCGTGTGTCTATCCACACCGTCTAGACGGCTAGAGGTATCCTCCGTAGAGGGCAAAAGCCAAGGGCAGGGGAGTCCGACTCTGAGGTGCTCCCCGTGCTGTTATTACTTCACAAATTTTGTGTAAGTAATGCCACGATATACGTAAGTTACTTGCATGGTAATCTCCATATACCAAAGCCCCGTTCCATGCTTTGGATTCATGCGTTCCTAAATAGGAATGAACGGACGTAGTATTAACCTATAGCTGGTGCTGTAAGTGCTACGTTTGTTGACTCAGCTGATGCTAAGTCTAGTGGGAAGTTGTGTGCGTTACGCTCATGCATAACTTC